TTGAACTTTATAAGGTATCTTAGCCATAAGTTAAGACTCCGTTGTTTGTTTCGCTCTACTGGAGCTCATCAGTCATATTTAATAATATGATACAAACACAATTTCAAATTGTACTGGCTAAAAGCAATGACGCTGAAGCACTAGACCGACTCCATAACCTATAGGCTACCTGTTGCGGTGTCCCTCTTATTGACTGTGGGCTCTATGCGGCTGAGCCTGAGAGAAGCTAGTTAGACTCTAAGCTCAAGGGCTGTCACCCCTGTTAGCACTTGGTAGAAATCTAAAAAATTAAACATAAATAACTTATACATGAAACGGATTTAATTAGTAATGCTATTATTGCATAACAGCTATGCACGTATTGCATGGCTTATAGCGTGTAAATTGTGGATTGTGAGTTATTGAGATTATGGCAGAATTGCCTTAATTAGAATTGTTATACTTACTTAATATTATAAATTTAATTATAAATATTTAATTGCGGTGCAACCTATTAGAGTCAACCAATAGCCAACCAAAGTGGCTATAGTAAACATCTTGAACTTATTCATATCTTGTCTTCTTATCTTGTTAGTGTGTTGGTGTATGTAGTGAGTAGGTAACCTGTATATATACTGTGTGAACCCTTACTCTATCTTATATGGGAACTTTACTAACTGCACCACCAAACCAAAAAAACAGACAAGCTCTAACACATACAAAAAGAAAACCACGAGCCCACCGCAACGGACATATTATCCGTTATATACAGAAAAAAAACCGCATATACACACGCTTTTTAAGTCTTTTTTAGTCAGTTTTTGGCGTAGGCTATGGGGAAACACCCACCAGTCATATACGATATACCCATTCAAATTTTTTTATTCAATATTTGACATTATATTAGATAAAAAGACAGCACGTTCTTTAGTTTGAGTTGCCCATTTACTATCTAACATTTCTTTACTAGCTTTGTGATAATCTTTGTTTTTAATGTGTTCTAATGTTTTTGAAAATTTAGATACACCTGTAGTTCCTAATTGAAACACCATCTCTGTCATTACACCCATTACTTCAGGTGGTACATCTTTACCTACAAGACTTATAGCACCATTTATAGCAGTGTTAAAATCTTTATCAAACACACCTTCCCAATATTGCTTAGTATATCCACCTTCAGGTTCAGTTTCACCTTGTAACATTAAATGTCCATATCCACCTGTTTTATTTCCTAAATGGTCATCATAAACATTTACTCTAAAACCCTCATGTTTTTTAATACGTTTTGCTACAGCTATCATGTGTGTGTTGTCTTTAATTTCCATGTTATATAAATCTATCCTTATGTTGTTCTCTTCCAATGGCGTTTTCCATGAATTTCTCCAAGTCTCTGTCCAGTAGTTCTTCTTTATGTTGGTTGTATGATAAGACTTGGTCTCTGTCCATACGCTCAACCCAAGCATTAGCGGCAATAGCCACAGCATCAATTTGGTCATCATGTCTCAAAGCTCCCTTGTCTCTAGTCAACCTAGTCATCTGTCTAAACAACTGATGGTCAGGTTCTAATTTAAAGTCTTCTTTAATAAGTAAGTCATCTACCACAAGCCTATGACTATTCATAATTGGCTCTAAGGTATCTATAATACGCTTCTCTTTTTGTATATTATGTCTTACTTCTTCTATTTCGCATGGGTGTACTTTAGCCATTATAGGTTTTAACAACTGTGTTGCCATACCGTCACCAAAGTTACTCTCAATAACTACATAGTTTACATCATTTTTCTTAGCTATATTAGACAATCTATACAGAGTATCTTCATCATAGCCACCATCTAATGCACCTACAGAGGTCAAATATAGCACTCCATGAAGCATTTTAAGCACCGCATACGCTGTTTTGTCCTCTCCACGACCACTAGGGTCAATAGACATAATAGTGCCCTCAAATGGTGTAAATTCTTTAGACATATTCATAGGTGCTACGTAATAGTCACCTTTGAGTCCCACATTAGGTAGCTCAGGGTCTATAGCTTTTATTTGTTCAGGAGAACTAGCCCACTGTATTTTAGCAGGAGCTTCCTTCCATGTAGAACAACCAGATGCTACAATTAAATCATTTAATTTAAGAGGGTATCTGTTAGCGTCAGACATAGTAGTGTCTAACATAAACTGTAAGTTGAATCCACTTTTACCGTAACTTGAAAGTCTTTCCATAAGGTCTACCTCATCAAACCTTTTAGGGTCTGTAGGTTTACCTTCTAATTCTTTTGTGTCTACAATCATTTCAGCCAGTTTATGACCATAACCAATTCTTTGTTTTTTATCAGGATATAGTGCTGTCCATATTCTAGTTTTAAAACCTCTTTCTTCTAGGTCATTGTATAATGACATTTCTGTTTGAGGTGTACCTAGAAATATAATACGTCCTACTTCTGGTTTTATGATTGCATCAAATTCTTTTACTGTCTCACCAAGTCTATCACGCATAAGTTGCGTCTGTGAGTTGTTGGCAGACTCTACGTCATCAGCAATAATTAAATCTGCACGTGAACCTGTAAGTTGTCCTGTGATACCCATAGACTTAACACTTGGTGCATGTGATGCTAACGCAGGTGCTACATCAAAACTAATTTTTGAATGTCTTTGGTTATCTCTAGGTATTAAATGAGACAATAAAGGCATCTCACCTATTAACCTTTGTGTAAATGTACTGAAATCATCAGCCCTACTTTTAGAAGCAGATACAACTAATATGTTACGTTGTGGGTTTAGAAGTAATTGATGACAAACAAATGCTGAAGTAATCCATGATTTGCCTACACCCCTAAAGGCTTCTATAACTAATCTCTTGTCAGATGACTGAAGATAGTCTGCTATATCGTATTGTATAGGTGTTGGTTCTGGTAGATTTAAGTGTTTCCAACATAAATACAAAAAATTTTTAAAGTTCTTAATTCGTTTATCCATTTGTATCAAACGGTACGTCATCTAAAATGTTGTCAGTTTTTTTATTAAGATTATCTGTACTATAAGTTTTACAGACTTCTAAACATACCTTCATTTCTGAAGCGGTTAGCTCTTCTCCTGATTTTAATTTTGTATATGCGTGTTTAACTAATAACTCTGGTAATTCTTTGACAATATCATCTATACTAACGACCTTGTCCGTTGTATTTTTTGAAGGTGCTTCTTTTGTTTGGTCTTTTTGCATGTCTTCCTTTTCTCTTCTTAGGTTTATCTCGTAATTCTACAAGATTAAAATTTATTCTAGCCATAATTAAGGTGTGTGATATTCCATTAAACGAGATTGTTGTTCATTTTGAACTTCTCGTTGTAGTTTTTCTTTATCTTTTTTTAATTCGTTTATTTCTTTTTTTTGATTTTCTATAATGTCGTCTTTGCTTGGTTGTATTAAGTCTGTAAGACTTTTATCCATAGAGCTCCTAAGTTATTTTAATATTAATGTTTTAATACTTTTTTCACCCATGTATATTTCTGTTTCTGCTTTAGATTTAATACATTGATATTCTACATTGTTACCAGTATTTGAACGCATAGCAATTCTTTTACCTTTTAAACATTTTGACATACTATCTTGTATTCTGTGTTCTTTAATTTCACCATTAACAATCATAAGTAAAGCAATAACTGTTTCAATCATATTATTTTACCTTTGTTAATACCTTTTTTAATTATATATTTTTGTGTGCCGTTAGCACCTATCTCTACTTCTTTTTTTAAGTCTTTAACAAAACCCATTTGCTTTGTTTTTTTACGCATATCATTGATATATTGGACAATTTTCTTAGTAACTCTTCCCATTTGCTCTTACCTTATCCTTTAATTCTTCAATATCATCAAGAGCTTTTTCTAATTGTTTTTGTGTAAACTCAATATTAACTTTATTAGTCATATTTTGTTCTTGTGTGTTCTGTAATTTTTCTACAGTTTTATATAGCTCTTCTAAAAGCATGAATTGTTCAGAATCAGTAGTAGTTTGTTCACTCTTTTTAAGTAAATCAGAGTTCATTAACTCTCTTGACGTTTCTAAACTTGTTAATCTTGCAGTAACTTCTGTATATGCAAACACTCCCATAACAACACCTGCTATAATACCTATCATATTTTTAATAGGCATACTTACTGCTGTGTCTTGTGAGATTTTCATATTAATTACTTCTTAACTAATGAGCCACCAAAGTATAAACCTATGATAGCTGATACTAGGTTAGTATCTAAAGGTGTAATAACTAAACTATTGGAAGATAGTGTTACCCATTTCATTATTTCTTTTTCAGGTATAAAGAAAAATGCAGGTTTAAATTCTAAATAACCTACAATTACGCTTACATCTGGTTGAAATATAGGCATTAATTTAGGTAGTAATATAATTGCAAAGACAGCAGTTAAAGCTATAATTCTTCTAGTCCACTGAAAACCTTTGTTGTCATATTCTCTAGCTTCTTTAAAACCTTGTTGTTGTACTTCTGCTCTTTGTATAAGCATTTTTTGTTCTGCTTGTTTTGCTTTAATACTTTGTGACCAGATGCTCATAACTCCACCAAGAACGGTAGAGCCCAACATTGTTATCATTTCAAATGGCATATCTTATATCCACCATAATATTATTGACCATATAGCAAAAGCTATACATACTTTTTTGTTATCTTTAATTTTTGTTACAACATGGTTTTTCCATTGTGTAGGCGTTTCTCCATATATCATCATACTGATTCTCCTATTTTTTTACATTGCATTGATATTACTATTTGTCTTTTCATAAACTCTTCATGGACTGACATACCAATAGAAGACACAGTATTTACACACTGTTCTTCACTTGTTAATTGTTTTGTTAAAGGTAAGTCACCTTCTAAACATAAGTTTTGTCCATTTACTGCTAATACACATAGTATTGCTGTTATTTTAAACATTACTTTTTCCTCTTTTTCTTTTTTGATATAACTAAGTTTTCAATATTTTCTATAATTTTATCAAGAAAGCCAAAAAAACTATAAAGAAATCTATCAATCATTTTACTTAAATTGGAATACACCAATAATTGTTCCGATAATTGTACCTAAAAATACTAATACTTTTACCATACCCTTACCTGTTGATACATCATTTCTTAAACTCTTAACTTCTTTTCTTAATTCATTTATATTGTCGTTTAATACCTTCATTCGTTCAGCACAAAGTTTCTCATGTGATGAAAGTCTAACACCAGTAGCGACTTCGCTATACTCTTTTGGTGTTATCTTTTTTCTAGCCATTAGTATTGAAGTGAAACACCTCTAATTCTAGCTTCTTTAGAACCAGATGCTTGATTAGCAAAAGATATTTTATATTTTAATTGTGTTCCTGCTGTTACAGATAAGTCATTTACTTTAGCCATTTTAATGCCAGTAGCAAAGTCTGGTAAAGCTGTAAGTGTAGCTGTAGAAAAATTTGTACCATTGTCTGCTGATAATTGTAAAACTATATCTGTGTTTAATGTATTTGTTCCTGCATTGTCTTGGTAAGTAATTATTGCACCCATTTTAGAAACACTTGATGGTG